ACGATAAATACTTTATAGGAAATAAGGAGATTGATTGATGTCAGTATCATCACTTAGTAAATTTACTGTCCCACTAGACAGCGACCAAAGCGCCAGCAGCCAAGGTTTGCTGATGCCAAAACTTAAATATCGCTTCCGTGCGGTATTTGACAACTTTGGTGTATCAACACCAAGAACAGAATTAACAAAACAGATTATGGACATCACACGTCCAGATGTAACATTTGAGGCTATTGAAATTCCAGTGTACAACAGCATGGTTAAACTTGCTGGCAAGCACACATGGAGTGACTTGACAGTCAACTTGCGAGATGATGTAAACGGTAATGTATCAAAACTTGTAGGTGAGCAACTTCAGAAGCAATTTGACTTCATGGAGCAGGCAGCAGCAAGTTCAGGTATTGACTACAAGTTTATAATGAAGTTTGATATTCTCGATGGCGGCAACGGCGCAAGCACACCAAACGTCTTAGAAACTTGGGAAATGTATGGTTGTTATGTATCAGGTGCAAACTATGGTGACTTAAACTATGCAACCAATGATCCAGCAAGTATTGCTCTTACAATTAGATTTGATAATGCTGTACAAACACCACTTGGACAGGGTGTAGGTGCAAGCGTACCAAGAGGAACCGGCGTAACTATCACCGGCTAATAGGGACATCAGCAGGTGGCATTAACAAGTAACATCAACAATTTCCTTAAGCCCATGGGCCCAGAAAACAATTACCTCCGAGACTATGATCATGCGTCTCGGACCTTCAGGGCCAATGCTTATGCTCTGCATCCAAGACTTTCAGCACTTTATCTTTGTGTGTTTAACTTTGCACCCGATGTGGCAAATAGATTCACCAATGAAGATAAAATTGAATTACCATTGATGGTAAAAAGCGTAGATCTACCTGCGTACACTATAGATGTACAAGATCACAATCAATACAACAAACGTGTGTACAGTCAACACAAGATAGAGTATGGTGATACTCGTATTACATTTCATGACGATGCAAAAGAACTAGTACTAAAAATGTGGTACAACTATGTCACTCATTATTATTTAGATAGCACATATACTACTAATGATTTCCAGGTCCGTGACAGATACACAGCAAGAAATGCCACTGCATTTGGTTATGCAAATGGCAACACAAAGTTTTTTAGTTCCATACAAGTGTACACACTATTTGATGGCAAGTTCAGTGAATATACACTAGTAAATCCTATAATCAGTGCTTTCCAACATCCTACACACACTGCAGGTAATTTTGAAACAATGGAACACTCAATGACCATCAAGTACGAAACTGTGTTGTACGGCAGCGGCATTGTAGATGATAGTAATCCTAAAACATTCCTAAATAACCTACACTATGATAAAACTCCAAGTCCGTTGGGCAACATACGTCCAGAAATAGATACCTTGGGTCCATTTGGCAGTTTGTTTGATGAGGACAGCATTTTTAGACAACTCGGTAACACCTTGGATAAACTGGATCGTATTGTGCCAGGCGGTACTGATCAGTTGATTGGCAAACTAAATCAAACTCTAGGCACAACAAGTCTGTTCAATGAAGTTACACCAATGGTGACAAGTGCAATCAAAATCAAAGCAGGTGATGATCCTGTTGCTGTGTTACAAGGTTTGCCAAGTGTAGAAAACGACAACCCAAGTGTGAACATTCCGCAAAACATCACTAGCAACAGCACAGTGATTGGCAATAACAATTATGTGGCACAGCAAACTACCAGTCTAAACATTGGCAATACAATTGTACAGCCCACAAATTTCAACAGTGCATCACAACCACGCAAAATGAGTGACATTTACAACAGTAGAAACGATCCACAACCTATTGTGAACAATGCAAATCTTGCTATTAAAAAACTGCAGTTGGAAGGCAAAATAACCAGTGTTCAAAACAGTCTCAACAAAGCAGCAAGTGGTGTTTCACCATTGACTGCAGAACAAACCACAGCCAAACGCAAAGAACTCTTAGACACAACACAACAATATACAAACCTAAACAGCCCATCTGCACTATCAAGTTGGCAAAACAAAAGCGGTGTCACTGTGGATCCTTATGTTGGTGTTGGGCCTAAGACACAAAGTCAGGAATTGGCATCAACAACCACCGAAGACTTTTAGTCATAAGTAACTAAAAGGACACTAATATGGCATACGGAACAAGCTCTAGTACTGGCAGCAGTGGCAATACATCAGGAGCCGCGGCTAGTGGAATTTCCAGACAATCAATTAATCTTCCACTTACTGATGTTAGAGATGATGTAGACCTACGCATCAACGAGTACTTTGCTGACTACTTTAAAACAGAAATCACAATAGATCCGCAACAGTATGATGTTGTAAAAGCATTCTTTCTACAGCGCACCAACAACAATCTCGAAGCAGCAAGTGCGTTGACCAGTGCAGTGCTTGTTACTTGTAGTGAATTACGAGTTTTCCCACAAGACATCATCACACAGTTTGATAATATAAATTTACAACAAAGTATCACGGCATTTCTAAATCTAAGCAGAACCGGCAATGGACTGCTAGGATTCAGTAAAAATCTACAGCCAAGTGCAAACATCCAACGACAGATACGAGTATAATGGCAAGAGGCAAGTGGGCCAATGGCCTATACGAAATGGCCAATCCTGAAAAATATGCAGGCATAAAAAAGCCACGTTACCGCAGTGGATGGGAACATGCTTTTATGCGCTTTTGTGATAATCATCCTAGTGTGATAAACTGGGCCAGTGAAAGCATACAAATACCTTATCGCAATCCTCTAACAGGCAAGCAAAGCATTTATGTACCAGACTTTCTCATTGTGTATCAGGACAAGGGCGGCAAGAAACGTGCTGAACTAATAGAAGTAAAACCAGAGTCACAAACAAGACTGGGTGCAAAAACAAGCAAACACGACAAACTGGCTATTGCTATCAATCATGCCAAGTGGGAGGCTGCAGCAAAATGGTGTAAACACAAAGGGTTGATGTTTCGCATTGTAACAGAGAATGACATTTTCCACAACGGCAAGAAACGGAAATAAGTATTAATATGACAAAGAAATTAGAATCACTTTTTGATGTAGAAAGCAGCGAAGATGTTGTTGATCGCATGGTTGCTGCTGAACCTACAGAATCAAAACCATTGACTGTTACAGAAATAGAAACAGCAATGACCAAGGTAGATAAAATTGATGCAGCACTACCCAGTGTGCGTGATCTTGAAACCAGTGACAATGAAATGGATGAGATTGCACAACTTGCACAAGACACATTCAAAGATCTCATGGACTTGGGCATGAATGTTGAAGCACGTTTCAGTGGGGAAATTTTTGGCAACGCAGCCCGTATGTTAGACACTGCACTGAGTGCAAAAGCAAATAAAGTGAACAAGAAACTGCGCATGGTCGATTTGCAACTTAAAAAAGCCACTTTGGATGCAAGGCTTGCCAAAGAACAACAAAGCAGCGGAGAAGTCAGCACCGACGGCGAGGGTGTTGTGCTTGATCGCAACACTCTGCTGCAGCAGATACTAGACAAAAAGTAGTACTTAAAGCATAAATATACTATAAGGAAGTGACAATGAAAAGTTTTACAAGTTATTTGATGGAAAGCGAAAAAACTTACAGTTTTCGTATTAAAATTGCAGGTGATGTAGACAGCGATCGTATTGATGCATTAGAAACTGCACTTGAAAAGTATGAACTAAAAAGTTTAAGCAAGCCTAAGAAAACTCCTATCCAGGAGCATCCCATGGACTTTCAAACACTGAGCAACAGTGAAGTAAACATCATGGATGCAGAGGTAAACTATCCAGTAACTGCTCATCAATTGTATGAGTATCTAACACAAAAAGGTTGCTGCGAAGCACCACACCTTGTTGTCATTAACAAAAACCATCCTGAAGAAATTGCTCGCGAAGAGTCTCTTAAAGGAGACGAAGAGTATACTTCTAAATTAGAGGATGCGGACTATAAAGATGCGGACAATGTTAAAACGGAAGAAGTGTTTGGCGACGCTTACAACGAAAACATGCTCAAAGGTTTAGAAACCCGCAAATACGAATTCGCGAAAAAGGAATAGAACCATGCAAGACGTACTGGCAAAACTTAAAGAAATCCAAGAAAACTACGACAACGAAGATATCCAACGTGCTATCAACGCTGCTGAAAAAATTGCTGTAGCAGAAGAAGAGGCAGTAAGTGAAGAGGCTGTTGCAGAAGGCAAAATGAGTCCAGAAGATGAACTAGAAATGCTTAAAGCAAATGTAAAGAATCCTGCTCAAAGTGACGAAGCAAAAGAAAAAATGAAAGCTCGTATCAAAGAGCTAGAAAAAACTGTAGAAGAAGATATTGTTGAAGAAGTACACGAAGAAGAAGTTACTGAAAGTGTAGACGACGATGCTGCTGATTTTGAACGCATGCTTAAACTTGCAGGACGCAGTGGCGTTATGGGCATGAACACCAACGTTATTGTTGCTGAGAGTGTTGAAGTTGTTGAAGACGAAGTCAGCGAAGAAGCATTCATTGCTAAAGAAGCAGACGTAGACGAAGACGACGAAGAAGAAGTTGATGAGTCATTTGAAACTGTAGAAGAAGAAGCAGTTGAAGAAACAGTTGAAGTTCCAGTCAGTGCGCTACAAGAACTAATGAAACTTGCAGGCTACGAAGAGTACAAGATTGACGAGTATGCTAACGAGCCAGAAGAAAACTACAGTAGTGCAGAAGATCAAATGGATCTAGGCGGCGGACTAAATGGTCCTAAGAAAGCATATGCTGCAGCCGCTGGTGGTGACAATCCAATGGACCAAGAGGCAACTGAAATTGAAGAAGACAACAAGTTGACTTTTGAAGGCATGTACAAGCGTTACATGAATCAGGTTGTTGAAGAAACACTAGAAGAAAAAGAATAAAAACAATAGGCACTGTTTTTTGCAGTGCCTGTTTTTCTGACTAAATATTTGCATGTACATCAGAGACGAATACACACAAGTGTTTCGAGAATGTATCCTAGAGACGCAACACCAAACAGGCTATGAGTTGCCTGAAGATTTGCAAGCATATATTGCTATACTGCTTGGGAGTTTTGTTGACCGTCCTCACTTTCTACCCAAAGACAGTTTTGCACAAGCATACATGACACTAAAGGATCCAAAACATTTGAGCGCAAAAGAACTAGCAGATGTGTGTTTGTTTGTTGTGGGTGTGTTTCCCAACATGGGCAAACGCTATGGACTTGAAAGTGATTATTATGCAAGCATTGGTGTAAGCAGTTATGACATTGCTGCACAAGGACTCAACCGCACACTGTTTGAACAGTTGCGCGATAGATTTGATATTGCCAGTGAAGTTATCAAACTAAGTACTACACCACCAAAGCCAAGCATACAGATAGGACTATAATGAGCAAAAACTTAGACGGAGTGTTGGTCAAACAAGCCAATCGCAGACAAACTTTTACACACGATGAAATCAAAGATTTTGCTGCATGTGCAGATCCTGTTACTGGTCCTGTTTATTTCTTAGAAAATTATTTCTACATACAGCACCCTGTAAGGGGCAGACTGTTATACAAGCCATATGATTTTCAAAACGAATTAATAGATGTGTATCACAACAATAGATTCAGTATCAACTTGCTGGGTAGGCAAATGGGCAAGACCACAACAGCCGCTGGATATTTGCTGTGGTATGCAATGTTCAAACCCGACAGTACCATATTGATTGCAGCACACAAGTTTGCTGGTGCCCAAGAGATCATGCAACGCATACGTTATGCATATGAACTGTGTCCTGATCACATCAGAGCAGGAGTGGTCAGTTACAACAAAGGCAGCATAGACTTTGAAAATGGGTCACGCATTGTAAGCACAACAACTACAGAAACAACTGGACGTGGTATGAGTATTACATTATTGTACTGTGATGAGTTTGCATTTGTGCGCAACACAATTGCTCGTGAGTTTTGGACGTCAATCAGTCCTACACTAGCAACAGGTGGTAAGGCCATAATCACAAGCACACCAAACAGCGACGATGACCAGTTCTGGATGATCTGGAAAGCAGCAAACAAAACCATGGATGAACATGGCAATGAAACTGAACGTGGTGTAAATGGATTTAAAGCATACATTGCAAAATGGAACCGTCATCCAGAACGTGACGAAGTGTGGGCTGAGCAAGAACGTCACAGTGTTGGTCAAGATCGTTTCATGCGCGAACACGAATGTGAACCTATCATTTGGGAAGAAACACTCATAAACAGCATGTATCTTGCTAGTATGGAAGGCATAGAACCAATACAAAAACAAGGCACAGTGCGTTGGTATAAAAAACCTAATGCAAGCAGCACATACATCGTTGCACTTGACCCTAGTTTGGGCACTGGTGGTGATCCTGCAGCCATACAAGTATTTGAAGCACCCAGTATGGAACAAGTTGCTGAATGGCGACACAACAAAACACCCATACCGCAACAGATACAAATTCTAAAAGCCATATGCGAATATATTGCAGAAGAAACAAGGGTAAACAGCACCAACATTTACTACAGCGTTGAAAACAACACCATTGGCGAAGCAGCACTGATCAGTATTGCAGATATAGGTGAAGAAAATATACCAGGTATTTTTCTCAGTGAACCAAAACGTGCAGGCAATGTGAGAGCATTCCGCAAAGGTTTTAACACCACAAACAGAGTAAAACTCAGCAGTTGTGCAAAACTTAAAACACTTATAGAGTCAAGTAAGATGCACATACGCAGTAAACCGTTGATAAGCGAGCTCAAGACTTTTATTGCTGCAGGCGGCAGTTATGCTGCCAAGCAAGGAGAAACAGATGACCTTGTGATGAGCACAATACTGGTATTGCGCATTGCAAATGAACTTAAAAACTATGTGCCAGAACTTGACAACAGTTTGCGTGATGGCAGTGAAGACTATGATCAACCCATGCCCTTCATAATGTTATAAGAGCATAAATACTTTATCATGAGCCAGATAAGCAAAGAAATATTTGACAAAATTAGAACACGTTTCAGCAACGTTCAATTGGGCGATAGTGAAGGCAAAACCACACTAGACAGTGATCAGGCTGTATTTTTTGAGTTTGATTACAAAGATCGCGGAAGCATTGTTATGAATTTGCAAGATGATTTGATAAAGATATACTTCAACAATGATATGATCAGTGAAATGGACAGCGAGCAAAGTGACAATTGGTATTCTTGGTTACGCAACATGCGCCAATATGCACACAAAAACATGTTGAACTTCGAAGTCAAAAACATTGACAAGCAGAGATTAGATCGCAAAGACTTTGAATATTTGGTAAAGAATAGCGGACAACAGGAAGAACTTACCATGGAAAGTAAAATGTACGGTAGCAAGAAAAAGAGCTATCAAGATCTAAACGGAGCACGAATGGTTGTAAAACATGCTCGCACAGTGGACGAAGAGAAGCGTGGTGCAAGAAGCAGAAACATTAGTGCAGTATATATTGAGAACAAAGACGGCGAACGCTTTAAATTCCCTAACACATACTTGCCTGCAGCAAGAGCAATGACACGTCACATCAGCAATGAGGGATATCCAAACGATGAACGTGGCAAACACATTCTTGACATCATGGCAGAAATGATGGACCTACGCAAGTTCAGCCGCAGAACCAAGCGTCAAGAGTACACCGAAGAGGCTCGTGAAATTATCG